TGATAGTCCAAAAGACAAACTAGCTTATGAGTTATTTGTAGATAAACTAAAGGAAGGACAAAAAGTTGAATTATACTTAGATCTTGTAGAATCAAGTAAAAGTAATGTTCAACTTGCAAAAGTCCATGCGTGCATTAGAGAATTAGCAGCTGAATCTGGTAATACTTTTGCAGATATGAAGAATATCATCAAAAAAGAAGCAGGACTTGAAGATAAGTCATTTGCTGATTGTAGTAAAAAAGAGTTAATGTTAGCTATTGAAGCTTGTATTGATGTAGGAAGTAATTTTTTTAACTTGGATCTTCGGTAACAGGTTCTACGTAACCTTCATCCCCAGGTTCTAATATTTCTTTTTCAATAAACTGTTCATTTGCTTGAGCTTGTTTTTCTATTTCGGCAAGAAGTAATACTAATGTATAAAAGGTTCGTTGATCATTATCTAGATCTTCATATTTTTCATTCATAATTTTTGAAAAATATTCATTACCTTTTTCATTAATATTCATACTTTGTAAAATATGAAAAGATGCAGCTTTAGCCATTAAATAGTAGCTTTTGTTTACTTTTATTTCTAAAATAGCATCATCTTTCAGTTCTTTTGCTTTAATCATTATAATTTATTTTAATCAAAAATACATAAAAAAATGGAATTAGAAGAAATTAAACTTAAAATGTTTGATAAATTAAAACCCAGTGGTTGGGATAAAGTATTTAAATCTTTTATATTTAGTAAAGATTTTGAAGATATAATTACTCAACTTAAAACATTGAGTGAATCTGATAAAAGATTTACACCACCTTTAAAAGATGTTTTTAGAGCATTTCAAGAATGTTCTTATAAAGATCTTAAGGTGGTAATGATAGGACAAGATCCTTATCCTAAATTAGGAGTAGCAGATGGTATATCTTTCAGTTGTTCTAAAACAAAAAAACCACAACCATCTCTACGTTATATATTTGAAGAGATAGAAAAAACTGTATTTCAAGAATTTCCATCTTATCAAGATCCAGATCTAACAAGATGGAGTAATCAAGGTATTTTAATGCTTAATACAGCATTGACATGTCAAATTAATAAAATAGGTTCTCATTATGATATTTGGAAACCTTTTACAGCTTACTTATTAGATTCGTTAAACAAAGATAAAAAATTAATATATGTCTATATGGGAAAAAAAGCTGAAGAATGGTCTGAAATTACTGATGACGATAACAATAAGTTTTTTGTTAAACATCCTGCTTCTGCTGCTTATAACGGCTCTAAATGGGATAGCAATAATTTATTTAATGAAGTATCTATTTTAATAAAGGAAAAGTATGATAAATCAATAAATTGGTAATATGACAGATATATTTAACAGCTTATTAGAGAATGGGTTAACACCCAACTCTTTTTATGTTCTTTACTGCATTTCTGAAAATGTAGTACCAGGTAAAACAGTTAATAAAAAGTTAGAATGTGCAAAATTAGCCAACAAAGGTTGGTTAAACAAAGACTTGGAATTAACAGATAAAAGTACTATTTTAGTAACCAAAATCAAGGGTTATTTTAAAAAGTCAAAGAAAAAAACTACTAAAAGTTTATTAGGTGAAAATTTTATGCAAAAAATAGATGCGTATGTAAAAATATTCCCTAACAAAAAGCTTTCTTCTGGTAAATATGCAAGAGTACCAGCTAAAAGTTTAGAAAATGCTTTTAGATGGTTTTTTGAAAATTATGAATATGATTGGAAAACAATATTTGAAGCAACACAAAAATATGTATCTGAATATGAAAGTAAAAATTATGAGTATATGAGAAATTCTCAATATTTTTTGAGAAAACAAAACATGGATAAATCTTGGAATTCAGATCTAGCTACATATTGTGAGTTTTTAAATGATACTCCTGATGTAGACGAGAATCCTTTTGAAGAATTAATTGTATAAATAAGAACTATGTCAAGACTTTTTGATGGTGCTAGACACCTATTGCCAGTTAGTGAAAGAGAAAGTTTAAAGAAAGGTCTTATGAAAATAAAAGCAAGGAGGACAGGTAAACTTCCTTCTCTTATTAGTTCATGGCCTAAATTTAACGATGCTTTCTGTGATGGATTAGAATGGAGAACAATTACAGTAGTAGGTGCAAGACCTGGTACAGGTAAAACACTGTTTATGGATCAATTGGTATCTGATATAATTAAGAATAACTCTAATCAAGAATATAGAGTTCTTAAATTTCAGATGGAAATGGTTGATGAAACAAGTGCAATTAGAAAATTTGGTTTGATTACAGGTGCTGATTACAATACTTTAATGAGTAAAGATGGAAAATTAGTAGATAGAAGAATTTATGAAAAATGTGTAGAATACTATCATCAAAGTACTAGTGAAGACATTATAAATGTTATTTATGATGTTTGTACTATAAATGAGATGTGTGCTACTATTCATCATGAGTTTGAAAGAAATAAAAATCCGGATGGTACATTTGGAAATTTATTAGTTACTATTGACCATTCAGCTTTATTTAAAGTAGATAGAGGACAAAAAGACAAGTTTGGTATGTTGGGTGCGTTAGGAGAAGCTTTGACAATGATGAAAAAGAAGTATCCTGTTGCATTTGTTGTATTAAGTCAGTTAAATAGAAATATTGATGATCCAAAAAGGCAAATTGAAGGTACTTATGGTAATTATGTTCTAGATTCTGATATATATGGCTCAGATGCTTTATTACAGCATGCAGATGTTGTAATGGGTATTAATAAACCAGCTGTGAGAAAAATAAGAAAGTATGGACCTGAAAAATTTATTATTGAAGATCCTGAAACTTTAGTGTTTCACTTTTTAAAGTCAAGAAATGGTACAACAAGAACAAGTTTTTTTAAATTAAATAGATTAACAATGAGAATAGAAGAAATGAATACCCCTGCTAGGGAGACACTAAAAACAATCAACGTATAATGGGAAATTTAAGAAAAGAAAAAGAAAGAGAGTTTTATACGGAACACATGAATACTTTTAAAACTATGGGTATTGTGGATCCGTTTTTCTCAATTAAAACTGCTTTCTTTAAAAAAGGAAAGTATGGTAGACAAGTTCAATTCTTTGAGTGGGAGTTGAAAAAAGAAGAGGATATATATATTGAATTTTATGACAATGTTTATGACGATAATGGATCATCATCAAAAGATATGATTCCAATGTTAGAAGACAGACAGTTGTTTAAGTTAAAATATAATCCTTATTATGGAGAAGAATATGATGTTATTGAAGGTACTGATTATCAAGGTAATCCTGATAGAAAATATTTAGTTCCAGTAAATGAAATGGCTGCAGTTTTGAAAAGTGGACAAGAAATTAGTTATTCTTTGTATGAAAAAAGAAAAGAAGAAGCTAAATTAGAGGTCCCAGAATTACAAAAATCTGTAACACCTTTTCCTGATTTTGAAAAAGAGTTTGATGCAACTCCTAAATTAAAAGAAACTGGTGAATCTAAAAAAGATTGGGTTCAAGTTTTAAATAGAATAGCAATTGCATTAGAAAAAATAGAAAATAAATTAAATAGTAAATGAGTACAATAACACTACCAACAAAAAAAGTAAAAGCTGAAAGAGTTAATCCTAAGAGATTAATAATTTATAGTAAACCTAAGACAGGTAAAACAAGTTGTTTTGCTGGTCTAGAAGATAATCTAATTTTAGATTTAGAAAATGGAGCAGAATATGTAGATGCATTAAAAGTAACTGTTCCTGATTTACAAACCCTGTTAGATACAGGTAAAGCAATCAAAGATGCTGACAAACCATATAAATATGTAACAGTTGATACAGTAACTGCATTAGAAGAAATGATAATGCCTTTAGCAGTAAAACTTTACAAACAAACTGCAATGGGTAAAAATTATGACAAAGATACCGTAATTACATTACCAAATGGTGCAGGATATTTGTATATTCGTCAAGCTTTCTTTCAAGTTTTAGATTTTATTGATACATTAGCTCCCACAATTATTTTATCTGGACACATTAAAGACAAAGTTGTGGATGATAAAGGAGAGATGGTTATGGCTGCTAATATTGATCTTACAGGTAAAATAAAATCCTTAATATGTGCAAATGCAGATGCTATTGGTTATATGTATAGAAAAGGTAACAAAACAATTCTTAGCTTTAAAACTAATGATGATGTTACTTGTGGTGCAAGACCAACACATTTGCGTAATGAAGAAATAGTAATTTCTGAGATGATTGATGGTGTTTTAGAAACATCATGGGAAAAAGTTTTTGTTTAATAATTAAAAAGTAAAAAAGTATGGCTTTAAGTACAGAAGGTTTAACAACAGGAGGGTCAGGACTCCCTAAAACAATTAGTCCTGGTAATAACAT